TGTACAGAATTAGCTATAACACCTTGTTGTGCAATAAAATCTTTAGTAACCGCTAATCGCTTATCCATTGAACCCAATTGTTCTTGAATCATTGAACCCAATAAATCAAATTCAGATTTAAGTTGAGCTTTTTGCTCCACATCATCACCAGTTAATTCAGCAATTTGAGCAGCAATAGATGCTTGGTCCGTATATGCAGTAAGAATACTATTCGCTTGTTGTTGTGCGGTTGTATTTTGTGTTGATAAATTTTTGTTACTACTAATCCTCTCAGCTAATGAGTTAGCTATTTTAGTAGTTGTATCAGCTTGTTGAAGTTGCTGAGTTTGTATTCTTTTATAAATACTACTTAACGATTGTGCCCCACTTACTAAATCATCTACCGATTGTGCTGTTTTTTCTTGAGCAACTTCAGATGCTTTTAGAACTTTAACAATCTCTTTTAATCTTGCTACTGCACTTATATAAGAATCATCTAACTTAGCCGCATCTTTTCCTACATCAGATTGAATACGTTTAATATCCTCTAATAACTTAGCTTTTTCTTTAAGTAGATTGTTATTCTCAGCCATTTATATTATAAATCTTTAAGAAGTTTTTCCAACTCCTCTCTTTCCTTTTTAAGCTTTTCCAATTTTTGAACTACTGGTCTTGGTACGTTTTTTTGTTTGGCTTGTTTAATAAACCTATCAACAGTACCTTGCTGCATATCATCTAAGAATCGATTGATAAATCCAGCGATAGAAGCTTCATTAAGTTTTTTCTTTTTCATATGAAATATTCCTATTAATACTCTTATAAATATAAGATATAAAAAAAGTGAGGATTATCTTTTAACCCTCACTTTTGATTTTTGCTCTATCTTTTTATGTTCATCAGCTTCCTTCTTTTTTAAGTCAACTAATTTTTTGAAGTAAAACTTTCTCCATTGGATTGGCATGAAATAAACATCCCTCCAAGTAAATCCGTTACCATAGTTAACCAACTCCCAAATTTGAGTATGAAGTTGGAGACTATAATCATTCGGTAGGGTAAAAAAATCCTATCCCAAATGGGATATCAAGTGCCTCCTTCTCACCAGTTATTTCTGATGTGAATTCAAATTTTAAATCCATATCAGGGCTTAATTCTTTTACATATTTTCGGAATGCTTTTGTATCCAATGCAAGGAATCCGTTCTGAACCCAATTTGTTATATAACCTCTATCTTCATTACCATCAATTGATTGAATCATATATTTCAAACGAGTGGTTACATCAAATGATTTTTCACTCTTACCTTTATATAATCTTTCCAATGCTTGAATTTCTTTACTTATTTCAGCTTCATCACCATGTGTAAGAAGTTTAAATTCTAAATCTTTACCACTCTTAGGTAATTTGAATTTGTATAAGTTATCACCATTTAATGTAGATTCATCAAAATCCTTAGTTTTAACCTGAGATAAATCAATGGTTACTTTTTGAGTTTCCAAAGTAAATGGGTCATTTATCTCTACATCATAATTAGCACCATATCCTAATACTCTTGTTGCTAATAGAATTGCGTTTTTATCACCAATGAATATATCATTGATATCAACACCATTTTCAACAACAACTGATTCGAATAATTTATCTAAAACTACACCTTTTTTGATTAGAGATTGAGAAGCTAAGATATCTTCTTCTCTAGCAGTCATATATTTAATCTCAATATTACCTTTTCTAAGTGGGTGCCCTTCGGGGTAAACCAAACCTTTAGATGGTAAATCAATAACTTCCGTTGGGAAATCAAACTTTGTATCACTCATATTAAACCTTTATTTGTTTGTATATATAAGTATATCAAAATAAAAAAGTTAAAAAAAAAAGAGTTCTCACTAAGAGAACTCTTTTCGTTAAATATAATTAGTAAGTTGTATTAGAACTCTAAAATTGCGTAGTCATAAGAAAGTACTAATTCAATATCAGCAACATCATTAGAGGAGAAGTCTAAATCGTTGAAATTTGCNGATTGAATAAATGCACCTTTTAGTTTCCATTGTTCAATCTTATCACCAACNGGNCCTAACATATAAAAATCAATATCTTTTTTGTAGAAATCNGCGTAACCTTTTCTACCAGTTAATGATTCATATCCTAAACGTACCCATTCCATAACNTGNTGTGCNCCTGATGGTACAATTGGGTCATACAATGTGATTGTTATATCTTGCCATTCACCTTTACCTTGTAGTTTTCTATAAGTGTTGATGTGGTCTAACTTTACAGTTTCGAAATTGATAGATGGTCTCGCCGCTGTTTTTATTAGGTAAGATTGAATCCATCAATCTCCATAATAAAGCGGTTCTTCATCTTCGGTTCGAAGTTCGTAAAGAACATATCGTTAAATTCTAATACTTCTGCCATTTTTTATTGTCTCCTTTATACTAATAAATATTAGTTATTATTATTTTTAAATTATGCTGTAAAACTTGCTCCAGTTGGTAAGATGTTGAAATCAATTACGATATATTCAGCGGTCTTAGTTGGTTGTAAGAAAATCTGTCCAGCTAAAATGTTTCTATCAACTACATCAGGTGTGTTGTTAGATTCATCCATTACTACTTTGAATGCGTACAATCCCTGTCTTTGTTGGATACCCTCTAAGTAAGGCTGTACAGTGTTTATAAATCTACCTCTAGTTGTAGCGGTATTTTGTTCGAACACTAAGAATCTAGAAGTAGATGCGATGAATTTCTTCACAGTAATCAATAATCTTCTTACGTTGATTCTATCTAATGCTGATGCTTTATCTTGCAGAGTTTTCTGTCCGAATGCCACAATACCTTGTCCAGGGAAAGAAGCGATTGGATTCACTTTGTTTTCGTATAAAGTATCTCTTTCAGAGTGTGTTAATCTATTAAGAACTGATACAGCTCCTACGATACCACCTCTATTCAAACCAGCAGGTGCGAACCATTCAGCTGCAATAGCGTCATTTGATGCGAACACAGCAGGTAATAATACTGATGGTGGAACTGAGATTAGTTTGTTAGTAGTTGTATCAACAGTCTTAACCCAAGGGTAGTAAGTTGCTGCGTAATTTGAATCTACTGATGTTGCCTGTGCAGTAGCTTGTGCGATTGTATCGGAGGCTGCGTTGAAATCAGCGATGTAAAATGCATCTTGTCTAGCTTCTACAACATCAATTGCTTTAGTAGTTACAGTTGGGTGTAAACTTCTAATAATACCTGGAGTTATCAACATATTGATATCCCACTCATCAGGGTTAGAAATTGCGTTCAATCCTTTCACATATGCTACCGTTCCTCCAGCAGTTGCTGATGAACAATCAAATCCTTGTGTGTTTGAACCAACTATTGAACTTCCTAAGTTAATTGGAGTTGCAGGAGATTGTCCGTTAAATCCACCTTGGAATCCTAAAGTAAACTGTCTCTTCACCATATCAGTTGAATCAGAACCACTCATTACATAAGATAGTTGAGAATCAAATCCAAAATCTACGTTTGCCCCAACAGTTGCTGAATCAGGTAGAGGTGCCAAATAGTTTAAGTTATCACCCTTTACACCAGTTCCTTCGAAATCAAAACCAGCATAGTAAAGTGGAGAACCAGCAGTATTAATAACTGAACCTGTTTGGTAAGCTGCTGCAGGTACTATGGTCTCATCACCACCAACAAAAATTGGGTTAGTATAAGCTCCATGTCCAAAAGGTGCAGCTGATACAGGGTATGTACCTTGCTCTTTAACTTCTACTCTAATATATTTTGAGTTATTACCCCAATCACCATATTCAGTAATTTTACCATTAGCATCAATTGTCATAAATCTATCACCAATTCTTCTTGCGATAAAGTTAGGAGATGCAGGGTCTAAGTTTACATTACTAAATGTTTCTAATACTGATTTTCTTTTATCGGTATCAGAGAATGCTCTAACAGTTACAGAGAAAGTGGAGTAATCAGTACCACCATCTTCACCAGCTGCTTTTACATTGGAGATTGAAATTTTAAATCTAGTGTTTTCGTTGTTACCATATCCTAAAGTATGGAATCTGAATAAGTCAAATCTTTCACCAGAAATAAGTTGAGATTTTACATAAGGAGTGTTTGCTGGAGATGCTCCAGTTGCAGATACCGTATCACTTAATGAGTTACCACTAAATGTTTGAGTTGCTAATGCAACTGCTGATACATCTAATCTACCAGATACACTATCATCGTGATTAGTAATTAAATCAGATGATACATTCTCAAAGAATGAATACACATATCCATCTTTTGAACCAAATGGTGATTCACCAAATACATCACTTATATCAAATCCATCCGAAGGGTCAACTGATGAAGATACTTCACCAATGCCACTACCACTAACTACAAATGAACCAGTAAGGTCACCATCAGTTACAGTAAATGAACCAAATCCAGTTTCTTCATCACCAGCATTAGTTGAATGAAGTGTTGCTACTAATGAACCAGAAAGAGCTATCCCAATTGGGGTAATTTGTGAATACCCAGCGGTATCCATTACTCTAACGATAGTTGCAGTTCCTGCTTCTCTTAAATAATTTTGTACTGCATAATC